GTTTGATAAAGTAACTGATATGGTAGAAGCTAGAGAAGATGCATTCTTTATCGGTGATGTAACTGATGGTGGAGATACTATTGCACAAGCAGTTACACAAGGTGAGGCAGTAGATTCTAACTATGTAGGTACATACTACCCATGGGTTAAAACAATCGACAGAAACACAAATAAATTAACTTCAGTCCCACCATCAGTATTGATGCCAGGAATATATGCAGCGAATGATGCTATTGCAGCTGAATGGTTTGCACCTGCAGGTTTAAACAGAGGTGGTATTGTAGGAGCGGTATCTGTACTAAACAGATTGACACATGCAGAGAGAGATACACTATATGAAGGAAAGATTAACCCAATCGCACAATTCCCTGGCGAAGGAATTGTTGCTTTCGGACAAAAAACTTTACAAGATAAAGCTTCAGCATTAGATAGAATTAATGTAAGAAGATTAATGATTAAAGTTAAGAAGTATATAGCATCTACATCAAGATATTTAGTATTTGAACAAAATACTTCACAAACAAGAAGTAGATTCTTAAACACAGTAAATCCTTATTTAGAAGGAATACAACAAAGACAAGGATTGTATGCATTTAGAGTGGTGATGGATGAAAGTAATAACACACCAGATGTAATCGACAGAAATATATTGGCTGGACAGATTTTCCTACAACCAACAAAAACTGCTGAATTCATCGTGTTAGATTTCAACATATTACCGACTGGAGCATCATTTACGGCATAAATTAACAAAAATAAAAGGAAACTATATTTATTAGTATAATAGGAGAAAAAAAATGGCAGAAGTATTAGAATTTAACCAGATGTTTTATACCAACTTCGAACCGAAGATGAAGAATAGATTCATCATGGAAATCGATGGCATCCCTTCATATCTTATAAAAACAGCTAACAGACCTTCAATTCAGTTTGAAACGATAACTCTTGACCACATTAATGTCAAAAGAAAGCTAAAAGGTAAAGGTGAATGGCAAGATGTAGAGATTACTCTATATGACCCAATCGTTCCAAGTGGTGCACAAGCAGTAATGGAATGGGTGAGAACTTCTCATGAATCTATCACAGGTAGAGATGGATATGCAGATTTCTATAAAAAAGATATTCAATGTTATCTATTAGGTCCTGTTGGTGATAAAATCGAACAATGGACTCTTAAAGGTGCATTTATCAACAATGCAGTGTTTAATGATTTAGATTGGTCAAATACAACTGACCCAGTTGAGATTACTTTAACACTATCTTACGATTACGCAATTTTAGAATACTAATATTAATATAATATTTATTAAGGAAAAAGTTCTCTTAGTGAGAACTTTTTTTATGTCTATATTTCAACTTTTTAAAAAGTATATATTTATATAAAAACAATTAAAGTTAAGTTTATGGCAAAATATGAATTTCCAACCGAAATTATAGACCTTCCATCAAAAGGTAAGGTTTACTCACCCGAAAGCCCATTATCAAAGGGTACGATAGAAATTAAGTATATGACAGCTCGTGAAGAGGATATACTTGCTTCTCAAAATTTGATAAGAAAGGGGGTGGTTTTAGATAAGTTGTTCGAATCTGTTGTAGTCGAAGAAGGTGTAGATATCAATGATATATGTATTGGTGATAAAAATGCAATATTACTCGCAACTAGAATATTAGGATATGGTCCTCAATATAGTGTTGAAATAACAGACCCGTTTACTGGTGAATTGCAAAAAACAAATATAGATTTATCTAAAATTCAAATAAAGGAGGTGGATGAATCTCTTTTAAATTCAGAAAATAAGTATGAATTTGAATTACCCACTGCTAAAAAGAAAATCATTTTCAAATTATTAACACACAAAGATGAAAAGGATATACAAGCTGAAATATTAGCATTACAAAGATTAAGTAAAGATAAAGATAGTGTATCAGCTGATGTAAGTACTCGTTTAAGATATATGATACAAGAGGTGGATGGTAATAGTGATAGAGGGTTTATTAATAACTTTGTAAAAAATAACTTATTAGCAAGAGATACTAGAGCTTTTAGAAACTATGTTTCTACTATATCTCCAGATTTAGATTTGAAATTTAATTTCACATCTGATATCACAGGTGACACGGAGGCACTTGATATACCTTTAGGTGCCGGGTTTTTTTACCCTTCCGAGTGATTACTCAATTCAACTTCATAACCAAATTTGGGAAATGGTTAACTATGGTAATGGATTTACTTGGAAAGAAGTATATACCATGCCAATACATTGGAGAGGTTTCTATTTTAAAAAATTAGTTGAGGCTAAAAAGAAAGAAAAAGAAGAATACGATAAAGTTAGTAAAAAAAGTGGTTCGAGAGGACCAAATGTAAGAGTGAGGAAATAATCCTCACTTTTTTTTTACCCTATATTTATAGTAGTATAAAACTATATAGGAGAAATCATGTCAAAAAAGAAATTAAACGAATTAAATGTGGTATCACGATTTATCGGAGATTTTTTTGATAACATTCAAAAAGGTACTTCAGATAGATTATTGAAGAAAGCAAAACAAAGAGGGTTTCCACCTAAAGTTCTTAACTCCTTAGAACGAATAAAAAAGGAAAAAGAAGAATTAGATAAACTTTTAAAAAAATATAAATAGGAACTAATCTTTAAATGGCAACAAGAGAAACAAAAAAACTTTTAGAGCAAATAAAACAATTACGCAAAGAAGAAGATAAGTACATAAAAATGAACTTAAAATCTGAGCGTGATTATACGCATGCCATAGAATCAAGAAGAGCAGCTATAAGAAAATTAGCAAATGATTTAAAAGAGGCAAATATTTCACAACAAAAACAATATGCAGAAATTGAAAAAAGTATTGGTTCTATTAGTGATTCATTTGAAGGTTTTAGAAATGCACAAACAAAATCTCTAACAAGTTTAATAAAAGCAGAAGGATTAGAGAAAGAACACAAAAACCAAGTAGAAAACTTACTTAGTTTATCAAGAGATATAGCTGATTTAAATGCAGAAGATACAGAACAAATAACTGCAAAAGTACAACAATATAAGAAAGCTTTATCTGATTTAGGAGAAGAAGTAACATTATCTAAAGAATTATCTGATGATTTAGAGGCACAATTTCAACTTTCACAAAATATTGCTTCATTATCTGAAACAGAAAAAAATATATTAGAAAAACAAACCAACGCAGCAAAACAAGTTAAAGAAACTTTCCAAAGTATATCCGAAACTGCACAAACAACATTACAAAAACTAAAAAGTGGAAAAGGTGCAATAGGATTTTTAGTTTTAGGAGCTGGAAAGTTTGCAGAAAAACTTGGTGAAGCAAATAAAGAATTAGGTAGAGTTGGTGAAGGATTAGGTGGTGCATATACTACTACTGCAGCATTAGGATTTCTTTTCGATAGTAATGTTGAATCAATAAAAGCATTAAGTACAGAATTTGGTGGATTAGAAAAAGCATCAGATAAAATACTCATAAGTACAAACTTAATAGCAAATAACTTTGGAATTAGTGCAACTGATGCAGCAAAATTACAACAACAATTTGCAGCTTTAAATAATGGTTCAATTGATATAGCAAATAATCTTATAGAAACAACACAACAGTTTGCATTACAAAACAATCTTATACCATCAGCACTTATGGCTGATTTAGCAGCAAATACAGAAAATTTTGCTTTATTTGGTAAAGATGGTGGTAGAAATATTTTACAAGCCGCAGGTTATGCTGCTAAACTTGGTGTTTCTTTAGATAAGGTTGTTGGTGTTGCTGAAAATTTATTAGATTTTGAAAGTTCGATTACTAAAGAATTAGAATTAAGTGCTTTATTAGGTAAAAATCTAAATCTTGATAAAGCTAGACAACTTGCATTTGATAATGATATTGCAGGTGCAACACAAGAGGTATTAAGACAAATTGGTGGTATTGCTGCGTTTGAAAGAATGAATTACTACCAAAGAAAACAAACTGCAGATTTATTAGGAGTATCGGTAGAAGAATTTAAGAAAATGGCACTTAATCAAGGTAAAGCAAATAGTTTAGGTGCTATTCAAACT